TTTCACACTATTTTATATTTTGTAAATTCTTATATGAAAAGAAAAAATGGAAAATGGTTAGTGATGAAGATAAAATAGAAATTGATGAAATAATCAAAATATTAGAATCATATAAAGAACAAAGAAAAACCCCTAAATAATAGGGGTTTTTAATTATCTACCTGTTCTTCTGTATTTCATATCTCTACCTTTAAAAGCTAAAACTAAACCTGCGGCTACCATAGCCAATGAAATTGGTCCTGAATAGTTACCTAGACCAGCCATTTCTACATAATCATGTATTTTTGTAGTTAGTTCAAATTCGGACCAACCTGTAAATTCGCCTAAAGCTGAAATTGCTCCTGTCAGTGCCAAACCTGCTCCACCACCCATCATTGCTTTTTCACCATAACCTTTATTTCTACGACCTAAACCTCTAGGTAAATCTTCATTTTCAGATAAACTAGGTGTACCAGTTGAATCTACTTTTCTTTGTAAAATATTTTGTTCTCTCGGACTTAATTCAGGTAAAACTTCTTCTTTAAAGAAATCTGAAATTAAATCTATTACTTCACTTTTTGATAATTCATCACCTTCTTCAGAATATTCATTACTACTTAAATCTAAAAGTTCATCATTTGAATAATCTGATAAATTTAAATTACCATATTTAGGATGAACATCATCCATTCCACCCATATCTTCTTTAATCACTCTTTTAACTATTCTTCTTAAATCAGATTCAGTTAATCTTACAATTCTTTTTTTCATTTCTTATTTTTTTATTATGTTTTTATTAACTTTTTACTGGTGAATTTGCCTTATCTTTAAGACAATTTAATGCTGCGATTGCCTTCATACCTTCACCAACAGGATCTTTTATAATTATTTTTCCTACTTCTTCTAAACATTTAGCGTGATCTCCTGATACACAAGACATAGGTGGTTTAATACCTGCCTTATCACAACAATCTATTAAATCATTTTTAGGATCAGATTCCTCTCTTAATAATTTTTTTACAATTCTTTTCATATCTGATTCAGATAATGTAATTGTTTTTCCGTTTTTTCTAATTTTCATCTCTTTTTATTTTAAAAATTGGGGGTTATTAACCCCCATATTGTTATTTATTATTAAATATTATCAAAACTTGCACCTGTGTTAGTAATATTAAATTCTATTGAAATAAATTCTAACGATCTTGTTGGTTTAATAAATATTCTACCATTTAATTCGTTTCTATCAATTGATTCTGGTGTATCATCTAATGTTACTCTAAAGTCAGTTAAACCTCTTTCTTTTCTAATATTATCTAAAATTGGGTTAACTAAACTTAGGAACTGATTTCTAACAACCGCATCGTTTTGTTCGAACAACAATCTAATAGATACTGCTGAAATAAGTTTTCTTGCTTGTAGTAACAATCTTCTAACATTAATTCTATTAAGTGCACTTTCTCTAACTTGTAATGTTTTGTTACCAAATATAACTACACCTACATCTGAGAATGTTGCCATAGGATTAATTCTTCCTTCGTAAAGATCATCTCTATCGTCTAATTTAAGTTTAACTCTCGCTTTAATTGCGGTAGTAGTACCTCTATTTAAACCTGCTGCTGCGAACCAAGGGAACGCTACGTTATCTGTTAATGCAATATTTCTTACAACTTCTACTGTTGGTGGTAACCAAACATATCTATTGTTTTCACTATCTACCATTTGTAACCAAGGCCAATATGTGGCAGAATAGTTAGAATCAATACCTGAATCCTCAACTATATTAACTGCATCATCTGGTGTTAATGCTAAACCATCTGCATCTACGTCAGGTGTTGTAATTATATATAGTGAATCCGCTCTATCAGTTTCTATAACGTCAACCGCATTTTCAATTAAACTAATATTATCTCTTAAATCAATACCTGGTGTTGCAAATAAATTAATATTTACTGCCTCAGGATTATTATAAGTATAGATACCATTTAAATATGCGTAGTAATCAGAAGTAATACCATCATCACCTTCTGAAGTAACAAATGTGTTAAATAAACCTTTAGATAATCCTAATGAACCTTTTGTACCTGTTTTAGTATACGCATCACCATTAGTTCTTTTGGTTCTATATTCATCCCATCCGTCCCATCCACCATAAGATGTGAAAGTGAATTTTCTTGCCGCTATTTTTTCGTAAGGACCACCTATTAAAGAAAGATCGGTAGTGAACGCTGATACACCAACTTGTAGGGTTGGGATGTAACTTTCTGAACCTAAATCTATCAATGAACCAGTGGCATTTTTATCTAAGTGGAATCCTGCTGTTCTTCCTGTATATACGCCATTATTAACTGCGTTTACACCTTTATAATTAAAGAAATCTTGATCTACACCAATATCACTATTTAAACCTAAATAAGTTTTTCTCAATTTAGAGGTGTTAAAATCAGTATATTGTGTTTTGTATTCAATTTTAGGAGGTAATGCAGTTCTATTAGAACCAATGTAAGTTCTATTTAAAACTCCCTCAAAACCAGCTGGGAAATGGTTACCCAAATCTGGATCGTTTCCGTCCCAAAGTTCAACCATTATATACTTACTTCTTAATGGGAATTCTCCGTCTGTTGTACCAATTTTTCTTGCGATAAACCCAGAAGAATTACTATCCATAGAAAGTGAAGAGAATTTCTCCACTACATTAGGATTAGCATCAGTATCATTAAATCTTCTCACAAGTAAGTCAAACGTTTTATTATCTGGTTGAATGTTTATAATTGAAAATTTAACGTCTTCGTTTGCTGCGTTACCATCAGATATTGTAACAAATCTAAATAATCTTTGTAATGTTGACCCCGCACCTGTACCTTTTACTTCTGAAAGAACCCAAGGAGATATTGCAGTTTTCCAACCTTCTAAATAATTGTTAAGATTATTAGTAGTGGTAGAACCGATATTTACAAAAGAAGTATCTAACCCTCTAACTTTACCTGCTGAAATTGCATCTTCTAATACATTTCCATAAATCTCTTCAACCCACAATTCAGTCTCTTTATCTTGTGTAGATTGTCCAAATACTCTAGGTAAGAAATTCTTTTTAGTTTTATCTAAAGAAACTTCATAATTAAAGTTAACACCATTAAATGTTGTACCTGTTATATTAAATGAAGCCAAAGGATCTGAAGGAATGTTAGATGTATTTGTCATAACAGTATCAGTAACACCTGTTACATCATATGTTAATGTTTCTGTGCCATCATAAGAACCTCTAGATCTTAAAGTAGCGATAACACTTCCATCAATATCTGTGTAACATGAAGCAGTATAAGTTACAACTGTACCACTTGTTGTACCTGTAACAAATCCAGTACCACCATTTCCTTTAGTAATAACTTCCATATCAAAAGTTGCCCCACTAAAATCACATCCTGTTTTAACATAAGAAGGTGATGTTATTGAAATTGTATCACCTGTACTAAGTAATCCTACCGATGTGAATAATCCATTAATTTGTCCATCATTATAAAGTGATGTTAAAATAGGTGAATTAAATGTTATTGATACTGGTGTTCCGTTTGTGGAAGCCGAATAAGTTAATAATAGAGGATAAGATGTTGTATTAGTAATACCAGCAGTAGATGGATCTGCCGATGAATCTAATGTGATACACCACGCATTTCCTGCCTTATATCCTGATAAACCTAAAACTCTACTAACATATAATTGATTAGTTTGAGTTAAATATGATTTAGCGATATAATTTAATTCATATTTATTGAAACCACTAGCTTTAAATTTTTCAGGATTTAACCCACCAAAATAACTAATGAATTCATCGTAATTAGAAATGAAAACGGGTTCAAATGCTGGTCCTTTAGGTGTCTCACCTAATAACCCCAATGTTGTAACCCCAACTTGTCTAGTTACGAATGTTAAGTCTTTTTCTGAAGTAAAAACTCCAGGACTTACAAAAATTCTGTCTGTTGATGCCATTTAATTTATTTTTTTACGTTATTATTTATTAATTTCTTTTAATATAAATATATTGATTTTTTCGAAAAAATATTTTTTATGTTGTATAACATAAATTTAGTATGACTTTTATCATACTTTTGTCATACTTATAATAAAAAATTATATGAAACGAGATAAAAATTTAAAAATTACTCCTCAAACCCATAAAATATTAAAAGAATATTGTGAGAAGAATGG